GTCGTTAAGACTGCCTGTGTAGATGTTGCGATCTGGTTATCACTAATTCTAGTAATTGCCATTTAATTACACAGTGTTTTTTTTATTTATATTAGATAGGTAATTCTAGAATGTGGACGGTATCAGTTGCAAGTGGTGCATCTCCTGCATTGAATACGACGTTAGCACCAATACTATCTACAGTGTAGTTTGTAGTAGGAATTTGTGCAACACCATTGAGGAATACCAATACAGAATCAGCACTATGTTGAATGTTATTTGTGTAAGTGGAGATAGCAAATGTTAATGTGCTACCATCACCAGTATATGTTTTAGTAATATACTTATCAGATCCAACACCACCTCTTCCAGTAACAATTAAGTTACCAGTAATTTTGGCATCTCCAGTAATTCCAAGTCTAAATTCAGCAACAGCATCTTGTCCAATACCTAGATTTGTCTGACCATTAAATGTCCTGATGTCAATAACACCAGTATCTGTCAGACCAAAGTCTACCCAAGTGCCTTGATAATAAATCCAACCAAGTTTTTTACCAGGAGTCCAGTTGATATTATAAACAAGATCACCATCAGCAGGAGTATCATAACCAGTAATGTTGGTGAAATCAGGATCACCATTTACTTCAGGTGCAAGTAAAGTCTGCTTAATTACAGTACCATCTTGGTTGAAGTATGTAATCTTCTTAGCAGAAAGATTATTTGTAAAAGTAGATTGACCTTGGAATGTTACAGGACCAGCGAAGATAGATTCTAACTGGTTAGATGCACCACCGATAACTGTAAGTTTGTCGGTAAGAACCAACTCAGAGAATGTTTCAATGGTAGTATTTTCTTCACCAATAACATTCAGTTGTGCAATATCTTCATTTGTGATCTGACCTGTAACAGGGTTGATAACTTGGTTACCAATAAACAGGTCACCGTTAGAGTTAAGACCAGAGTAGAAAGCAACACCAGCATCTTCTTTAATTGACTGTGAGAATTTAATCTGATCTGGACTTAGAGTTTCTACCTGAGTTTGTGGGAATGCAGTCGAGTAGTTACCAGGACCAAAACCAAGATATTCAAACGTATGATTACCAGATCTCAAAATAGAGTGTCTGCGTAATTCAACAGGAATAGGTGCTACTGCTGACTGAGCATCTTGACGAATGTTAATCTTTCTAGTTTCCTCATCACCAGCACGAGAAGTGATTCTGATGTTAGAAAGTCTAGAGTTTACAGAATCATAGTTAGGGGTTGTGCCAGGTTGTGTCCAACCAGTATCGCCAAGTAAGAATTGTACTGCTTCCTTAGTAATTGATCTCTTAGGATCTTTATTGGGTGGAGATGCACCATCAGTAGCATACACTAGACCGATAGTTTGGTTGTCAGCGACGGAAATCGAAGAATCAGGGTCACCAACAGGGTTGTCTCTGTCAAACGTAGGATAGACTTCGTTGACATTTTGAGAGAAGAATCTGTCATCGAAGTTAGAAGTGCTAGGTGCAATAGATGCACAAAGGAGGGTAAGATAGTAGATTCCATCGCTGATACCTCTTTCAAATTCTTGGACAACTTCAATATCGTAGATATAGAAAGTTCTCTGTAAAGCGTAATTTGTCGTATCACTATTCAAAGGTTGTAATACATAACCAGACAGAGGATCACGAGGCAGAGGATTAGTCTTATCTTTGTCAATTACATAACGGACACGATATGTCCTGTCCTGTAAGTCTCTGCTATCAGGGATTCTCTTGATAAATGTAGTGGGAGTAAAGTTTACATTTGAATATTGATTGTTAGTAGTCAGTGTAGTGTAAATATCATTACCAGTTTCACTTACAGTCAAATACCACCCACCAACAGTATCTGCAGTGCCATTATTATTCATATCATATAATGTAGAGTCATACTGTAAGGGAGATCCAGCAACACCAGCAGAAAGACCAGATACACTAGGTCCATAAGGTGTGATAGATGCAGTTTGCACTGTTGCTTCAGTTGCACCGTTTGCAACCAACAGACAATTTAATTTGTCCCCGACAGCAGTATTGCCTGTGCCATCTTGACGCGCACCAATGGTGTAACCCTGCACTCTAGTTGTAGGAGGAGAAGCTTCAGTCGTATATCCATAGAGATAGAGTCTTGTTCCTGGTACTTCACCTAGTCCCGCTAATGCTTGGTTTGCTACAATTGTGCGTTGAATGTCAATGTTAACCCAGTTAACTGATGTTTCTTCACCGAAGATCACATTTCCATTAACTGTACCAGTATTATTTGTGCTTAAAGTAACAACTCGGGTGTTAGTATTAAAGCTAACTACTGTTGCACCAGTGCCAACATTATCACCAGTGACATTCATTCCTTCAACCAAACCTTCAACAGATCCATCATTGGTTAAAGTAATGGTTGCTTGACCACTAGTTCCTGTTGCAGTTGTTGAAATAACACCAAGTGCTTTAGGAGGAATGATGTGTGTTAATTCACCTGCTTTATCTTTCGAGAATGCTTTCGCTTTAAAACCAGCAGATCTTAATGCAGTATTACCAAAGTTAGAGTTAGAGTTAGTGATTGACATGTCAGCACCACTCTCAGCAGTAAAGTGTGTGCCATATCCAACAGCAAACACCGAAACTGCCTGAATAAAGGAGTCATTAGAGCACTTAATGTGCTCGTGTGCCCATCCTTTACGATACTCAGCGAAACCATCCAGGTGAGCACCATCACCAGCAGTTGCTACATCATAGTTACCAGTTGATTCATTATATCTTACAAATGCACGGTCATCTTTCTGAAGACTCAGACCAGTAAACTGCGCCACAACCATTGATTTGAAACCAGTTGCTTTGCTACCATTGGCGTGCATACCATTCATGCCCCAGACACTTCTCAGTGATAGGTTAAACGCATATGGAGATGCAGAGTCAACGGTATCAATCTCAGTTTTTACAGTGATATTAGATCCAATAGCATTGCCTGTTGGTTCTTCAGACATCTGATAAGTAAAGACGTTACCAGATGCAGAAGTTACAGTAAATGATCCGTTGTAAAGACCAGCGTCTGCCTCGGATTGTGGACCAGTAGATCCCGTAACTCCACTGATATTAATGTTAACACCTACAGAGAATCCATGATCTCTTGGGTTATCAAATTCATCAACAGTGACTGCTGTTGCAGTATTACCATTACGAGTGATTTGTAGGACTCTATACTCATCAGAAATCGGACCAACGATTCTATTTTCTTCTACTCTTGCCTGAATCTGGTCAGTTGCAGGGTCGCCAGAAGTATCGGGAATTGTAGCAAATGCCTTAGATACTTTCTGATAGTAAATCTCTAGATCTGTCCTTTCAAGGATGTTAGGCACAGAAGAATAGTCACCATTAGGGACTGATCCGCCAGCAATCAATGTGGACAGACTATTAAGACCGTCTGCAAATTCAAAGCATGTAAGTTTATGGTGCGAAAACTTAGGAGATAATGTTTCTACACTATCAGGTTTGAAATATACACCCTCTTCAGCACCATCAAAGAAGGAGAATTGCCAGAAATAAGTACCACCAGTTACCTTAAAAATACTTGAGGGATATGGTGATTGCTCTTCTGTGTTAATGTTTTTAGAAGGTAGAATGGTGGGATAAGGCACATACTTAGGAATAATCTTTGTGCGTCTAAGATCTGTGCCAACTAGAGAGCAACCTCTAGGAACAATAACACCACCTTCTACAGAATTATAACGATATAAGACATTATTGGGAGAAGTAATGTCTAGGTTTGAATTCTCATCAATAGGAGCAACGTTGGTGTAAAGGATGTCACCAGGACGATTGTCAACGATATACTCTGCTGGATACAGCATGATCGAGAAGGCGTCAAATTCGTCGTTTGACAGACCAACTCGATAGGAGAATCGTGCTACTTCAAGAAATGCTCTTTGAATAGTCTTAAAGGGTCGCAATGCCGAGTTACCCCTATTATCGATAGCGTCAGAAGCATCGAAATCATCAGGGTTAACGTAAATAATACGTCCCGTGCGGGACGTAATAATATTCTTAAGTCTAGTTAGAGACATTTCTTACGCTGCTTTTTTGATTATTTATGCGGAGTGTCCGATTGTAAAATCGCTAGAATTCTCTTGGAATCCATTGAGAATAAATGAATTATTCGCAGAAGCACTATTTACAACAATGCTTTCTCCAGGACCCAATACAATCGATGTTAACTTATCAACGGCATTTGCACCTAAAGATTTTGAAGTTACATACTGCTGATCTCCACCAATAGAAGTTGCATCAACAGTTACACTACTTACGGTTGCTGTAGTTGAAGAAGATGCTGCAAATGGAGCATCATCAAAAGTATCACTACCTGCAAATGCTGCTGAATTTAGACCCAAAATAACATCTAAAGTTTGAGCAGATGCATTCCATTCTCTCACATATCCATACTTACCAACCGTCTGGACATCTACAACATAAGATAGAGAATTGAAGGTAAATACTGTAGTTGCTGCCCAAGTGCCAACTACATCATAAACTAAAATCTCAGTATATGTAAAACTACTGGACATGGTAATGAATCTATCAGTGCCACCGTAAACATTATTAGATGCAGTGCCAGTGCCACCATCATAATAAAATAGACTACCTGCAGGAAGTCCTGTTTCAGAAAGATCAATTTGCACATATGCACCAGACTGACCAGCGGTGCCACTAGAGGTTTTACCTGCTGTAAATTCTACACCATTATCACCTGTGGTGGAAGCATCACCATCAGGACCATATTCACCATTAGCAGTTTGAGAGAATTTAAAGTCTCTTCCTGCCATGGAAGAATCAGAAACATCAAAACGATATGTTCTGTCAAGAAGTGTAGTTAAAGCACTTTGGAAGTGTGTGCTATACACACCATTAGCGGTAGTAGTAGAGAATACAAAATCTTGACCAGCAGCGCCAATACCACCACTAGAGATAGTGCCATTACCACCAGATGTTGCTGAAAGAATATCACCGTCAGCAAATGCTGAACCCGATCCATTTACAGTTTCAGGACCAATTACAGCAATAGTATTTGATCCTTCAACATATGATTCATAAACAAGTGCAGTAGTAGTATCACTACCTGTGCCTTTAGTTAAGGTATCACCAACAGCAATTGTGCCAGAAGCAGATTCTAAAGTAAGTCTCTTGATTAAAACATCTTTAACAAAGATTGTCGTTAGTGCAGGAACTACATACTTATTGAATTTTGCTATTGAAGTGCCATCAGCAGCAGTTAACATACTGCCAGGTGTTGCACCAGCAGGAATAGGTGTAGTTGTAGAAAGTTTATAGTTACTTACAACATAACCCTCATTGAAATCATATGTGTTAGCATCCAAACTAAGTCTTTGATCATATCTCTTAAGACCGATTGAATATGCTGCACCCGTGCCATCGTTTGCAACGTTAATTAAAGCACTAACACTAGAATCTACAGGTGCTCTATAAAGCAATGCAGACCCGTTTGGTTTAGAACTTCCTAGAATTCCTGATTTGATTGCCATGGTTAAAAATTAAAATCCTGCGTAGAAAAATTGTTGAAGTCTTGTGCGACCTACTAGTGTTTGTGCTCCAATACCAGCACCAAAAGAAACATCCTCTAAAGAGGTGTTTGCGGTTGATAATAGTGTTGCATCAGAATCTGGGAAACGAATCGTGCGATTGCCAGTAACATTGCTAGTATCAAATGTAACGCCAGATAAATCACCAGCATTAACTTTGATTTGGGGAGATAACAACGTCTTGTTTGAAAGAGTTTGCGTTGCAAGCTCAGTAACAAGTAAATTTGTAACCGTAGTGTTATTTAGGACAGCATTCGTAGGAAAACCAAAAGGTGTTGTAGATGATGTATTCATATTTGAAACATCAATTGTCACTTTTTTGGTTTGATCCGTGCCATCAGCAAGAATAGAATCAACGTAAGTCTTGTTTAAGATAGTTTGAGTTGATTCTGTGCCAAGAATAGTAAGATCAAGGTCAGGGAATGTTACAATTCTATTTGTTGAAAGGGCGTCCGTATTGATGGTTGCGAAAGGAGTATCAGACTCAGCATTTCTTGTCAATTGGACATCAACAAACTTCTTAGACAATACTGTCTGAGGAGTTTTGGTATCTAGAAGTGTAGATGATGTTGCTGTGGGTTCTAAAGTTGTAGTGACAGGACCAGCATCAGGTAAGAAATAAGATCTTCTAGTGCCAGAAGTTGTGCCCCAGTTAATTTGGAAAACCGCTTCTTCTTCACCATCAGTAATAACAAGATTATCTTCATCAACAAAGATAATTTTATTTCTCAGAGTTTGAGAAGTATCATCACCAACAATAGTTGTGCCAGATCCAGTTAAGATCTGGGGCATAGTAAAGATTCTAACAGCAGATCCAGTGCCAACATTACCAATTTCAAATCTTGCTTTAGGACCTTGTGCATCTTCTAAGATAAAAGATCCATCACTAACAGTGAATTGACCAGTAACTCTGACCGTACCTGTGCCTTTAGGTGCCAACACAATATTGGAATTGGCAGTTACATCATCAATTGCAGTAATGTAAAGTGATGACTGACTTGCAGTATCTTGAATGCGGGTCATATACAGACCACCACTACCAAATGCCATACCGATTTGATCGTATGCATTTTGATATAGTCCTGTATTTCTATCCAGGTCAAAAGCTAATCCAGGTGTAGTTTTAGTTCCCTGAGCAACTCCCCTAAAGAGTTGATTGACTTTTGCTTTTCTATTTGGAATTAGAGGATCAGATACAACAACAGGAAGAATTGCTTCCCCTGAGATATTAGCATCAGAGATCGTGTCTAATTGTGAAATTTTTCTGGTTCCCACGAATCATCACACTATTGGCTACAAGTTTATTTATGTCAAATTAAAAGCAATAGATATTCTATCCTGAGTTGATTCGTTTGGAGTTACTGCATGTCTTAACCAAGCAGGAAATATCATCATCTCCCCCTCTTGCGGTTTAAAATGCATCGATAGCATATTCTTTGTCTGCTCTCTAATCATATCTGGGGTCTTCAAGATGTTAGGGGACTCTGCATATTCATTAGGATTTTCAAGTCTTATCTCTCCACCAGCAGATACAATTTTCAACCACATTACTCCAGATAAAAGAGCTTCTGTATGAAAATGTGGCCAATTAAAATCTCCTGGTCCATTAACAGCTGCCCATGCACCTTGTATTCTATAACTATTCCGCAAATATTCAGGTAATGTGTCATAAATTCTATCCACAATGTATTGAATATTTTTATTAGATAAATTATCACACAGATCTGTGGTTGACTGCCAACCACCATAGTTAGATTTAACAACACCTCCACCAGGATCTATCTCTTTAACTTTATACACATCATCAATTAAATCGTCTTTGATTGATGAAAAGTTTAAGTCATGAGATCTGTAAACTATTGTTGGAAATAAAAAATCAGTTCCCTTGATAGAATCTATCATTTAAGTATTCCTCATGAGTTTTTTCTAAAGTTAAATCTGTGATCCACTGATTTCTTTGAGTTAATGCAGTATTTGATAGTTTATCGTAAATGTCTTCAGGTGTCAATTCTAATACATCTTTCCAAGTCTCCGCATTCAATCTACCCAAAATATTATAATCTAAACCAGCAGCAATAGGTCCATATCCATATCTATAGTCCCACTCCTGGTTACTTCGGAAAGCAGCATTTGATGCTGTATTAAAAAATGTATTCATCTCTCTTTTACTCTGCACATATGGAAGTCTCTCCATGTCAGTGACATATTTCCAATACTTAGTATCATCTCTCTTACTCCAAGCATAGTGGAGAGCAACAAATTGTGCAAAATCGTCAAAGAAACTCTTGGCAGAGAGATTGAATACATCTCTATCCCATCCATTATAAGTTTTACCAACAGTATCAACAAACTTTAATAAAAATTCATGGACAGATAATAGTCCATTACTTTCTAAGGGCTCAATAAATCCAGCAGATAATCCAATTGCCAAAACATTTTTAACCCAGATTCTTTCATGGAGTCCTACTCTCATGGAAATATCTTTAAATTCTAACTCATCAGTGTCACAATTTAGATGGTCTTTGAATTCTTGTAGTGCATCATCAGGACCAATAAATTTATCACTATAAACATATCCAGTGCCAAATCTAGACCATAAGGGGATATTCCACACCCACCCATTATTAATGGCAGTGCATTCTGTATATGGATGCAACTCTTTTGATTTATTAGTGTATGGGATTCTTGTTGCCCAAGCACGATTATTTGGTAAAAAGTTTGTATAATCTACAAAAGGTTCTTTAAGAGATTCGCCAAGCAACTTACTAGACCATCCAGTGCAGTCAACAAAAAGATCTGCAGTTAAAACTTTTCCCGATTTTAATGTGATAGTATCAATTCCATTTTCAGATACTGTGCTATTGACCATAGTATCTTGAATTAAATTTACACCTCTAGGAATACAATAATTATTCTTTAACCATTGCCCAAACTTAACTGCATCGATGTGAAATGCAGAATCTCTACTTAATTTAAAGGTCTCATATTCATCGACCATCTTATCCATGTTTGCAAGATGTGTTGATGGATAATATACTTCATTAAACTCAGAGCACTCTATCTCTGGATTATATCTTTTTCTCCAAAACCAATCATTAATACCAGATTTGCTCAATTCGGGAATACAAGGATTTCCAAAGGCATAGTGAAATGATCCATCATTCAATTCACGAAAGTCAGTGAATTTGATTGTAAGTTTATAAGTTGCGTCAGTGTCTACTACAAAATCTTCTTCTTTAATCTCTAAGAAGTCTAACCACTTCCTAAAACCGTCATATGTGCTTTCACCAACACCAACTATAGGATAGTCGGGACTTTCAATAATAGTAACATTGCTATCTGGATATGCTTTTACAAAGGTCGCTGCAGACATCCATCCTGCTGATCCACCACCAACAATAACAATATCACTTAACTTACTCATTTACCTGTATATTGATAGCATTTATATTTTGGATTGTGTCGATCGACATACTTTTGTGCATGTTCGATACAAGTAAACCAACACTTTTTATCTTCTGTTTCATTCTTAAGATAAATTGGGAAGGTTTCAATCCATGGGAAATTTTCTTTCTTACGGGAGCTCATCACCTTCAATTCCGAAGGTTTCTTCGTTTGTCGCTTTGATGTAGATGTCTTTGCCTTCGCTTTCCGAGTTGTACCAGAAGTCCTCGTAGTCTTCTTTGGTTGCTTCGGTGATGTTGCTAGATCCTTTAGATTTTTCTCTAGATTTTTCTGGGTCTTTGCCACAGTATTCTTCGACTGCGAGGGATTCTTGGACCCTCGTGTTGAGGTAGTCGATGAAGTCTTGCTTCGTCCAGTTGTTGAAGATGCTTTCTTGCGGGTCGTTTTCGTCCCACGAGATTGTGAAGCTACCGTCTTCGTGCTCTTCGACATTGATCATTTGTTTTTTGGTTTCTTATCCATCATACCATACCCATCCACACAGTCAAGTCCTTTGTTGAAATGCTTACGACATTTCTTTAATTCTTTCATCTCATCCTTGATCATTTGATAAGCATCCTCAGAGGGGAGTCTGCCGCCAAGTTCTAAAGCACAGATGATTTCAACCCGAGTGCCAAAGTGCTTCAGTGCTTCTTCAAAACAGTTTAATTCTTCGTACATGTTACCACTTTCCTACAGGACATTTCATACCAGGCACCCTCACTTTAACAGCAAGAACACAACCACACCTACTGCACAAACCCCACCTATTGTAATACTCACATTTATGGCAAATAGCGAGTCTTTCAGAAGCATTTTTTGAAATAGGTTGACTCATGATTTCAGAAATTTGTTTTAATGATAGTTTCATATTATCTATATTGCAAATACTCTTTATGACTGATTGAATTTGAATTAATACTCTCTTTAATTTCACGCATAATGTCTATGCTTCTCTTAGTATAGTCAAGGACATTTCTATCACTTAAAATTCTTGAATAATTTTCCTTGTTTACCATGTTTAAACCTCTTGCAACCTTAAGAAAATTATTGTAGTTGAAGATATCGTCTGGCATTGACTTCTCATTTAAAAAATCATATGTGATTTTCTCAGTTAAATCAACAATCTGATCGGGCGTATTATCTTGAAGGTATCTCCAGAAATCAGTATCTCTCCTACCAGTATTGTAGCAAAATCTTATAAACAAGTAAACTCTATCATAAAACTTTGCCATAGTTTCATTGTATCTTTCAATATCGAAATTGAATATCTTAAAATTAAATCTACTAGTAAAGTCATACATCTGATAGATGACATGATGGATATTTGTTGCCTCTAGAGGTTCCGTAAACCCACTAGAAAGTCCTACACACATTGCATTTTTAATCCATTGCTTTTCCCAATATCCACTGTCAAAAGATGCAACCTTATCATGCTGTAATGATGTGTTGTAATTATCTTTTAAGAAGCGATCAAATCTCTCCTGTGCATCTTTTTTCTCAGTAAACCTAGTAGAATACAAATACCCTGTACCCCAACGATTTCTTAATGGGACTTGCAATATCCACCCATCACCAGTTGCTTCTGCAGTGGTATAACAAGGAATCTCATCATGATCAGACGGTATAGGATTGGGAATTACTCTATCTAATGGCAACCAATCGGATCTATCAATCCAAGTATTTTCTAATTTGGAAAAAATAATTTTCTTCAATCCAGAAGCATCGATGAAAAAATCACCAGTAATCTTCTTATGCTTTGTGCCTACCAAATAGTCAATACCATTTTCATTCTCAACAACATCTGTAATAACATCGTCAATAATGTTTAATCTATCTTCAAACCTTTTAAGGACATATTGACTAAATCTTACTCCATCAATATGCAATGCGTGAGAATGATTCTCCAAAAACATAGGGACTTTGTTTGACTCTAGTAAGTCATTCCCGTAAGCAGTATCATTATCATAACACCCATTTACAATTTCATATGCTGCCTCAAAATTATTAGTATTAAAACTAGATGTATCCATGCAATTAAATGGGTGATAGAAATAACTTCCATCACCCGTCCAATTCTTAAATTTCAATCCTAACTTTACTGTTGAGTTGCAGTCTCTGATCAATTCATCTGCAGTTATTCCAACCTGATTTAAGTAAGTAAGAATTGTGGGGGTGAGACTTTCTCCTAATCCAATGTTAGGTTTTTTATGATCATAAACAACAGTTACATCAACTTTATCACCCCAGTATGATTTCAAATATGTTGCAGTCATTGCACCAGCAGTGCCGCCACCAACAACAACGAATCTATACATGACTCCCCTTCCTGGGATCGAACCAGGGACCAATTGATTAACAGTCAATCGCTCTACCGCTGAGCTAAAGAGGATTGAAGGAGGGCGCTGTTTCTAAAATACAGACCTTTTGTATTCCCTCCAATGGAGAATAGGAGACTCGAACTCCTGACCCCCTGCGTGCAAAGCAGGTGCTCTACCAACTGAGCTAATTCCCCTGAAAATAACCGCTACTCGTCAGCAGCGGTGGCATCGAGAAGGATCCCACTTCTCTCTCACATGGGTTGGATTTCCGATTCTTTTTTCTCTCGGAGATGTGAGCACGGGTGTCGCCATCCCGTTTAAGCCAAACAACGGACTTGAACCGTTGACCTACGGTTTACAAAACCGTTGCTCTATCCAGCTGAGCTAGTTTGGCGTTTGAGTTGAAAGTATTTCTTATAGTATCTAGACTTGATTTCATCAATCACTTCTTGATCTTCAAAGAAACCCATGTATTTGAGGAGTTGGGATGACCCCTCTAATTCACTGATCAATCTTAACACATTGACTGGTGTAACGTCAAGTCCTCCAGGAGTCCATTGAGTGTGATCATTCATTGACGTAAAGGCCACGGACCAAAGTAATCTTCTTTATCTAGTTCTAGATATTGATACAATGCAATGTGTAGGTGCCAATAACGAAGATACCAATCAGCAATCAGACCATACATCGGAAGTTCGTGATAGTCATTTTCATTCTGATGAAGCATCCTGATCAATTCATCTTTATTCATAGGTAGGAGAGGAGGGACTTGAACCCTCACGAAGTTTACCTTCAACAGATTTTAAGTCTGGTGCGTCTACCGATTCCGCCACACTCCCATCAGATTCCCAAGTAGGAGGATGAAAAGCACAATACTCATTGAATGTGATCTTCATCTCCTTATCAGTAAGGTTAGCATTTCTTGCCGCTTTTGGCAAATTCCATTTGGCATGGAATAGCATTTCCATTGACTGTCGGGTTTCGGGTCTCATAAAGTTGAATAGAGATGGTTGTAGCGAGGCGTCTAGGAGTTTGACAATTGCCTTGCCTCGCTGACTTATGTATTATACATTCTCTTGGTCCATACTGTCAAGGACTTGTTTTTGAAACTCTTCCACTTGCTCCTTGACTTCATCTGGAATAAGAGATTCCTGCTTGACGGGCACACACATTACTGCATCACCATTAGGACGCTCAATACGCCAAACGATATTGTTTCGGTTGGCAACATCAATACAAAATTCCATGTAGTCATGAAACTCTTGCTCAGTAATTACGATTGGTTGATTGATCATGCTTCAGAAAAACAATAAGTGCGCTCATCGGGATTGGTGATGTCTTCAATAGTAGAGACAGTTTCAGCAAATCCTTCAGATCCTTCGCGATCCCATTTCCAAGTGACTGTCTTTACATCACCTTCACTAGACTCGATCTTGACTTCGCGCTTAGAGAAGTTGATGTAGACGTGCTGGAGGGTTTCCATAGGACTCCTGTGTTGACCCTCTTATTATAGCACAGTCAGTTGAGGAAGATGCTGGTTGCGGTCAGTTTCATAACTGCCCCTGCCGTGAGGGTCATGGCACCGCCTGCCTCCATGGTAGCAGCACCAGATGCAGTCATGGAGATCAAACCCGCTGCTACATTCACCTTAAAGGCACCAGCACCGACGTTAAACGCTGCGCCTGCCGCTGCCACGTTAGCAATAAATGGTCCAGGTGTTGTAATAGTAAATGGTGGTAAACCTCCAGTAATAGCAGGAGACTGGACAAATGTGATTGGTCCACCAACAGTGCAAGTATAACCACCAAGTCCAACTGGTGTAGTCAGGTTTACATCCTGAGTGAGGGTTGATGTGGACATAGTGATAGCATTTCCTGCGTTAATAACATGCTCACCCCCAGAGAATGTAGACGTGCTGTATAAGTTCTCGTAACTACTACCACTCAACTTACAATCTCTAGCACCCAACTCAAAGTTAATGCAATTAATTTTAATTGCAGCACCACTAGTATTCAGATCAAGATCAGATCCAAAATTGATCGTATGCTTTTGAATAGTGCCTGCATCTTCTGCACCCTTTCCTTCGTTATCAACTGTCTTAGCAGCACCTTGAGCATTCATAAAGAAACCACCACCGACTTCAATATGGCAATCTCCAGTAATCTTCAAACGATAATCGCCATCGATGGTGATGCAATTGTCTCCATCGATAGTTTTACAGTCATCACCATGCACTTCTTGTGTATGGTTTCCAGGGTAAGAAGTATGATCAGAGACAAAGTTTTCCTGATCATTTTCTGTGCCAGAACTCTTTTTCTTGTATTTCTTGACCTGCTCATCAATTTCTGCTTCAGTCAGATCTGGATTTTGCTCTCTAAATTCTTTCTTTGCTTTGAAATCTGCGAGAGCACTGTTGTTAGACTTAATTGATGTGGTAGTTTTACCAGAAGAATCTTTCTTGATTGTTGCTTGTCTACCAGGAGTGCCGAATTGCAATTCGTAAGCACCGTTGATAAAGTTTTTAGCAGTTGTTAGGTAGGGATCTGCTTCCTCAAAGAAAGAATCTAGGAATCCACCACCAGAGTCACCACCACAATCACCATATCCACTACCTAAAGGAATCGCAGCAAGGGCAGCAGGAGTACAAGATGTGGTGCCAAAGAATGGATACCAACCGACATCATCTTTACCACCACTGGCCTCTCTATCACAACCAAAATCAAATAGACTCAAAAATAGAGTTAGAAGACCAGTAAGACCACCAATACCATTTTGCAATACATCCATTCCAGCAGAAAAAATCTGCGATCCAGATTGCCAAGCATCAATGATTTCTTTCGCTTGCTCACCAAGTTCTACAATACCCTTAACAGTATCAACAACACCCATGACTTGACCAAGGATATCTTGGACTGTGCAAATGATAGAATCGATCATTGATTGCACACCTTGTAGTGCTGCTTCTGCCTGAGAAATTAATCCACCAACGATACCCTCAACAACACCAAGCAAACTACCAATTGCGCTATCAATATAACCAGAAAGATTACCATCTAGAGCACAGATAGCAGAAAGAATTGTTGAAATTGCAGTTTCAATTGCAGTAAATGTTGCTCCAGGAATACCAAGGAATGATGCAATAGTTTCAGCAGGAAGTTGAATTGCCTGAGCAAGAGCATCTAATTCTTGTCTAAGTGCAGAAATAAGTTGAGCAAATACTGCACCAAGAAAGTTTTTGATTTTTCCTAGTAGTTTATCTGCAGATACAACTTTATTTTCAATTACATCAATGAAATTGCCATCATCACTTCTAATAAGAGTTCCAGCAGAAGAGGCAAGATCTTCAACAAGATATGTCAGTTTATATTCAAGCATCTTCCAGGGACCACCTGTGCCTGATGCTGCGGGAATTGGTTTGGATGGTGTTGTTGGTTTCTGCGAATTCATACTGGATCCGCTAACACCAGGAGCATTGCCAAGGTTTGCGGGAGATCCCGCAGATCCAGGTGTTACGCCATTATTAGGAAGAGAAACGCTATTATTATCTACAGGATCTGAGTTAGTAGGACTGATTGTATTTGTTGATCCTGTCGGCATTTTTGCTGCGTTTGGAGCAATCCCGTCAGGCACATCCTGTCCAGTAAATAAAAATTGCTTATCGGTAGATTGCTCACCCTTTCTAGTACGCAATACACCCATAACAACAGGCATTTGAGCATTCTCACCGTCAAGGAAAAATCCCATGACAATAGCGCCAGGTTGTAATTGACCTGAGGACTCACCTTGCCCATCATTTCCTGCTTGAGCAGTTGTCTGTAAAACAGTTGCCCAAGGAAGATCTTTGGTCGGGAGATTTGAAGTGCTCTGACCGTTAGGATCGGTGTAGTAATTCAATACACGCACCTTTACTCGACCAACGTTTAGAGGATCTTCATTATCTTCAACCTCTCCGACCCACCAATAGAATCCATCCTTCCCTACGAAGTTAGTATTCTGCTCATTAATAATACCGTCAACAGACATTGATTTGTATATCTCCTAGTTGAATTTATTTATCGTTGTAGTCCAGCGTTGTATGCATCATAAGAATTCTGTCCCATGATGTTGAAAGATACAATTGTCCTTTCTTTTGTGCTCTTATTCATAGGACCCTCATGCAAAAGATATGATGGAAAGATAACCAAATCTCCCTCTTTTACAAAGGGTTGATATTCCAAAAGATCTCCTGTTGCAGGATCATTAAATGGAGAATAAAACTTAGTTGCTTCATGACATGCAGGATCAAACTTTAAATACAATACTGCAGAAAATCCTGTAGCACCATGCTGATGCACATTATGATAATCATATTGCCTAGCAGTTTCTGTCCAGGCATTTGTAATTACAACTGGACATGGATACGATTGCTGAAAGTCTGCAACTTCTTCTTTAACACAGTCGCTCAACTCATCGAGATATGGCGGCACTGCCTGATCTCTCTGATATGACATGAAATCTGTATATTCTCCCGTTGGAATCTTATCTAACAACGGTTTCTTCTTCTCTTCCCAGTTACGGATAGAATAGTGCTTGAGATTTACTTGAAATATTGGGAATTCCATAATCAATTATAGCAAATGGGCGAAGAGGGGATCGAACCCCCGACCGACTCGGTGTAAACGAGTAGCTCTACCGCTGAGCTATTCGCCCTCGTTTAAATTTATACATCAGAGTCCCACCAAAAACTTTTTCGCCTTCGGCATTGTAACCCAGATCTCTACTATCTATACCGTCTCTAGTTAAGTGTATTTCAGGTACGACAGTAACGTTTTCTCTGACGAAACACTGACCAGGATTTTTTAATTTTCCGTGCCAAGCATTGTCTTTGAATGTGAAGATCATATCACATCCTTCTTGTCTTGTCCAGTCTAAAGAATAATTTTCTACTATAACTTCAGTGTCAGATACTTCGACAATTTTATGGTAACGATGTCGATATGGATTGCCTGGTCCCTCTCTTCTGTAGTAATGTTTTGATTCGTATCCGCCATCAATCCTTTCCCACAGAAGACAAATTTGAGAGAATTCTGTGGGATGTGATTGTGCTTGGGATTTGTTATCGTATAGACCTAAAAGGTAATTTTCAAAATTAGTCGTCATAGACTAGACACTCAGGCTCGCTAGGATTCTGATCGCAGAATAGTTCTAGGTATGATGGATCGTGATGATCGCCTGCTTCGATTTCTTTCTTATGGTGCTCAGCATATTCTTCTAATTCATGCAATTCGCCTTCAATGTGACGACGCATTTGTGGATTTGTTGTGGGATCTTGAAGGATTTCCTTGTCCTTCTCGATGTGTGCTTCGATGCTTTCCATATTGAGTACCTCCTGTTACTATTTATCATTGTCGGGGATAGAATCCCTATAGAGGAGCATTTCGGTCGATAGGTGCTTACCATCAAACTTATGTCTGAGGCCAGCAATTATATATTTTCCGCTATACTTTCTATCCACAACTATCTTATCATTTTTTGGTTTAGTTGCTGGAATCTTAATATCAACTCCATATCCAGAATATAGATCAACATTACCAGGAACAGTCACTAAAAGTTGTAAATTTTTAAGAGACTGCACTCTTAAGTGTTGATATGCTTGCATTTCTGGAATTTCATTATATTGAGTATTTTCCCCATCTCCAGTATCAAAAATTCTATTTGGTAAGAAACTATATCTAATTCTCCTAGGTGTGAGAACCATAGTTTTTACACTTTCATCGAAAGATTCTACTGGATTTGATCCAGTCAAGTGGGACATCTTCTTCCAGGTATCTTGAATTGAATATTGATACTGCACATCAGAAGTCCTGTTTTCAACAGATACTTTTGAGTTGGGCACTACAGTAGGATCTAATCCAACACTATGTCCTGCCCACGCACCATTTCTCAATCCTACTAGATAATTTCTTTCATTTGGGAATACAATACCTTCGATTTTTAAATCATCAGTGCCACCGTCATCAGTCCTTTTAGGTTCGTATGAATAACCATACAGTTTTGCTGTGCCTGAAGATACATTTGTATCTTTATCAGTTTGACTGTTAACATCTTCAATCATTTTATCAATTGATTTAAAATGATATCCCATTAGATTTTCCCAAAAGAGAAATCCATTCTGAGCATTTCCTGATGATCCCTCTCTAACAGATCTTTGACATATCCAATAGATCGTATCAAATGCTCGCCAATTAGTAGCAATAAAGTTGTGCCTATTTGCAGAATTTTCAATAAACTTCTTTTTATCTGTCCCTATAAAAGTTTTAAGAATATCCTTAACAATATCTTCAGCGGATGCATCTTTATCAAATATGTTGCTTGATGATCCAAAAAGATTAGTTGCCTCGTTTCTTAAAAATTCAAAACTAACGCATTTAACAATATAGGATTCGGTATTACCCGATCTTGCTCTGCTTTCAATTGCATAAGCAAACATCGAGTATACTGCCTGACCATGCACTGTGTCAATCCTTATAACCCATTCCTCACTGCCAGTTAAAGTATTGACCAATCCTGCGCTATCTTGAAGGACAATCTCTGCTTGGATTGCAGAACTATCAATACCTTCTTGGACAGTGCAAGCCATGACAAAATCTTCTAGATTTGTAGCACCATCGTTATTTTTTACATAAGATCCATCTCTCCTTAATTTTAAGGAAAAACTTACGTCGTTAGCGGTATCTCTTACAATTGACATTAGCTAAACACCTTTAGAGGGTTGTTTGAAGAATTTAGTGAAGAAACCAAATCTGATTTCGTAGATCCCCCAGTAGAAACTATCTGAGGTTTCTTTGATGCAGCAGCATTTTGAGCAGATGCAACTTGCTGCAGATTTTGCTGTGCAACTGCTTGCGTCTGCTGATTCTGCAATGCTGCTAGTTTTTGCATTTCAGCGACAACTTGTGCTTGAGCACTTCTTCTATCATTCTTTGCACTTTCTACATTTTGTGTGCCTTGTTTAAGATCTGATGTAGAAGAAGATGACAATGGAGCAAAAGCACCTTGCAGATCTTTGATAATACTATTATCAGCAGAAATACCATTACCAGATCCAAAAGCACTAGACAATTGATCTGCTAGTTGACCAAATGCCACTGTAGGATCTGAAGAGAATGAGAATGAGGGAGATGAAGAATCAGAAGATTCTCTTTGTGCTGGAGTTAGATCTTCTGCAACAGATCCTCCTCTGTCACTTGCAATTTGCACATTATCAAGAGTGAAATCTTCACCACCAGCACTTTTACCCTTTGCTTTAAACGCTGCTGCAATAGCATCAGTATATTTGGTTCCCTTGGTGCCGAAACCATCAGCACCAACTTCCCCTGTCTTCATCCATTTCTCAGCGCCACCCATGCCTTGATTATGAGCATAACCAAGAATCTGAAGTTTTCTCTCTGGCGATGCCGCTTTATACTCAGGGACGCCCATCAAATATGAGTGATTTGCCTTGGTAAATCCAGCAAATAAAGTTTCTTGCAGTTTAGGGTCCTTTCTAAACTTCTCCCTAGCAGATGCACTATGACCAGGATCTGAAATCCCAGCATGTCTAGCACCATCCGTTTTCGCAGCAGCACCTAGTTGATAGCGACCATCATAATGATTATTAGATCCACCTTTGATGTCATATCGTCCACTGGATTCGATATCCGCAACAGTATGTCTAAAAATATTCCACTGCTCTTTTGTGAATCCCATCGAATTCACAATACCCATATTAGCAGGTTGAGATCCTGAAGGTTGAGTAGATGGTTGACGACTAGCACCATCTTTAACCATAGCATCAGCAAATGCTAAGTGTAAGTGATGCGGATGACCACCATATGGAGCACCTTTACTACCTTCTCCAGCAAACCATGATCCCCATCCATCATGAATAATTTGAGTTAATTTAAATTGTTTTCTGTTTTCAAATACTTTTTGTGCGAGTTTTTTTGTCCTTCCTAACCAATCACCAGCTCTCCAGTCAGTAACGTCAATAGCAAGATTCTTATAGTGTGCTGATCCAGAAGAATGACCACCAACTCTAGAATTACCTGCGGGATTAAATCCTTTACCAGTATTTGCACCAGACCCAGAATAATTATTTTTAGTGAAATTGGGGTGCTCAGCAACTGTGAATCCCTTCTTAAGAATTGCC